CAGCACCAAAGCCAGTAACTACTAAGAAAGACGAGGAATAATCCAATGGCTGTATTTCTAAACAATGGCGTGGTCTTGACAGTCAATTCAGTGGACTTGTCTGACCATGTAACAGCAGTAACAATTAACCGCAATTTTGATGAACTAGAAGTAACAGCGATGGGTGACGCAGGTCATAAGTTCGTTAAAGGTTTAGAAGCATCATCAATTACTATTGACTTCCTAAACGACACAGCATCATCAGAGACTCTACAGACTCTACAAGCTGTGTGGGGAACATCAACTACAATCACAGTGAAGCAGACATCAGCTGCTGTATCTGCGACCAACCCTCTTTACACAATGTCATGCTTGATTAACGGCACTACAGACATCAACGGATCTGTTGCTGATCTAGGTATGCAAAGCGTGACATTCAATGTCAATGGCACAATCGCAATAACAACATCGTAATTAACTAACTAAGGGGCAAAGATATGGCAAAGTTAAAGATCGTTCGACAAGATGGAAGCGTACTAGAAGGCGAGATTACTCCAGCAGTGGAGTACGCATTTGAGCAGTACGCTAAAATGGGTTTCCATAAGGCGTTCAGGGATCAGGAACTACAAAGCCATGTCTATTGGCTTGCTTGGGAAGTAACACGCAGATCAGGTGAAACTGTTAAGCCTTTTGGTTTGGAGTACATAGAAACCCTTAAATCGGTTTCTGTCGAAGACTCCGACCCTTTAGCTTAAAGCGCGATCAACCATTCACCTACCTCATTGCTAGGCTAAGCATTAGGTTGGGGATCGCGCCACAGCAACTGTTAGAACTAGATAAGACCATGCTAGATGCTCTGGTACAAGGTCTAAAAGATGAAGCCAAGGAGGTGGACGATGCCAGCAAGCGTAAAGGGCGCCGTTGAACTTCGTAAGGCTCTGCGTAAATTTAGTCCTGACCTGGCTAAAGAAACCCAGAAAGAAATCGCTGGCGCATTAAAGCCAATTACTAAAACTGCCAAGGGTTACTTTCCAGATGACAACTCAGTGCTAAGCGGATGGTTGCCTAGAGAAAACTCACAGAGTCGCTTTCCTACCTATTCTGCTCGACAAGTCAAGGCTGGAGTTGGCTACAAGACATCACCATCTAAGCCTAATCGCAGAGGGTTTAGATCTCTCGCTCGCGTGTTTAACAAAACCGCAGCTGGAGCAATCTATGAAACTATGGGTCGCCTAACTTCTAATAGTCGTTTTGTGCAAAATCAAAATAACAAGTTTGGGCAAAGCATGAAGGGCGATGGCAAGATGGAAGGTCGCGCTTTGTATCGTGCTTATGAAGAAAACCAAGGCAAGGCTAGAGAGTCAGTCTTAGCAGCGATCCAGACAGCTGCCAATAAACTTAACGCAACAGCCAAGGCGAGAGGATAGTCATGGCTAATATAGTTATTGACATTGCAGCAGAGTTCACTGGTAAAAACGCTTTTAAGCAGGCTGAGAATTCAACAGATAAATTAACTAAGAATCTAAAAAGCGTGGCTAAGACTCTTGGCGTTGCTTTCAGCGTTCAGCAAGTGCTAGCTTTTGGTAAAGCATCAGTCAAGGCAGCAGCAGAAGACGAGAAGGCACAGAAGCAACTAGCACTAGCTCTAAAGAATGTTGGGCTTGGTCGAGATGTTGCAGCCTCAGAAGCATTTATCCAGAAGTTACAAAGCGAGTTTGGTGTAATTGATGACAAGCTGCGCCCCGCTTATCAGACACTAGCCGTTGCTACAGGTGATACAGCCCAGTCTCAAAAGTTATTACAGATTGCCTTGGATATTTCTGCCTCTACTGGTCGCGATTTAGCCTCAGTCACAGGGGCAATTTCTAAGGCATACCTAGGCAATAACACAGCACTTGGCAAGTTAGGTGTAGGTATCTCTAAGGCTGATCTAAAGGCTAAGTCCTTCGATCAGATTATGAATAAATTGGCTACTACCTTTGCTGGCTCTGCTACTGCTTCTGCCAATACCTTCCAAGGGTCAATGGACAAACTAGCCGTTGCTTCTGCCAATGTTCAAGAGATTATTGGCGTGGGTATAATTGATGCATTAAAAGCTCTAGGCGATGATGAATCAGTAGATAATTTAGCAAAAGCAATGCAAGATACAGCAGTTTATGTTGCAGATGTTATTCGTGGAATTGGCGTACTTGCTGCTAAGTTAAAAAGTCTTCCAGGAATGGGTATGCCTATTGAAAATTATATCCAATTAATTCCAATTCTTGGCTCATACATTAACGCATTGGCAAATGCGGGCAAGGCTTCTAGAGGAGGATCAGCTAACAATCCAGCAGAAGGTCTTGCACATTTAGCAGAGTTAGAGTCTAAGTACACTGCTAAAACTCTTAAGTCCAGCAAGCAAATTACAACAGAACAAGCGAAGCAACTCAAAGCCAAGCAGTTACAGTTAGCGATAGATAAGGCTAACCTTGCCCTTGGCAAGGGTGGCGATGTCTTTGACATGGAGAAGATCTCCCTTGCAGCAGCTGAAAAGAATGCAGCCGAGCAACTGGGTAAGGTAACTAGCCAAGCCCAACTGCTACAGATTACTAACGACCTTGCTCGCTTGCGGGTAAAGCAATCTATTCTGGATCTTGAAGACGCAATCGCATCTAAAAATGTCGCAGCCATAACTGCTGCAACCAATAAACTAAATGCAGACCTTGGCGTGCTTGGTGCGCTCAATGGTCAAAGCCTGAAACTTACTGAGATTAAGGGCATCCTTGATGCAATCCTTCCCAAGGATCTAATTAACTTGGCTAACCTTAATGAGGCTATAAGGTTGTTAGGGCTCATCGGGGCTGGCACTGGTAATCCAATGGCAAGTCACGCTGCACCTATTTTAGGCGATCCTAATGCAAGTCCTGTTGGTTTTCCTACAGCTCTTACAACTGCTGAAATAAACGCATTATTGGAAGCAGGCAGATTTGTCCCTTCAGGCGGTGGCGGAGGAGGCAATGCTGGGTCTTATGCTTCCAGTGGCTTCCCAGGTGCGACCAAGAATGGCAGCATGAATGTTTATGTAACTGTCAATGCAGGCACTATTGCCAAGCCAGATGAATTAACAACACTGATTCAAGATGCTGTTATAAGTCTTAACAAGCGCGGTGACTTACTTACTTACGCTGGGTCACTATGACCAGACCAGTCATCAATGTAATTATTGACTTTAGCACTGGAGCTAGTTTCGGCTTTCCTTTTATCTTAGATACTTCTAGCCTTGATGGTGGAGATGTCCTATCAGATTCAGCAACTGTTCTAGTCGTAGATGTTTCAAACCTTTTAGATAGCGTCAATACCAATCGAGGACGGAATATATCCTCGGAGCAATTTCAGACAGGCACAGCTTCTATTCGTCTGCTAGATCAGAATGGTGACTTTAACCCACAGAATACGCTATCGCCTTACTACACTTACCTAAACCCAATGCGCAAGATGACTATTACTGCAACCTACGAGTCAGTAACTTACCCAATCTTTGCAGGGTACATAACAGGCTATAACACTTCTACTCCTAAGTTTACTGGCGATATTGTGTACACAACTATCACAGCTGTAGATGGTTTCCGTCTATTCCAAAATGCCCAATTTTTTGGTGTTACTGGGGCTGTTGCAGGCGAGACTACAGGCACACGCATTGGCAAGATCTTAGACACTATCGGCTGGCCTGTAGCCCTGCGAGACATTGACACAGGACAAACCACAGTTCAGGCAGATCCAGCCACACAGCGAACTGCCCTACAAGCCTTGCAGACTGTTGCTACCACTGAATATGGCGCAATCTATATGGATCACTCAGGGCGTCTAACCTTCCAGGATCGTAACCTTACTGTCTCATCCGTTGCAGGCACTCCAGTAGTCTTTAACGATAACAACACAGCCATTGGCTACTTCGATGTCAAGTGGGTCTTTGACGATACTCAGGTCTACAACCTGGCTACTGTTACTCGTACAGGTGGATCGGTTCAGACTGCCTCAGATGCAACTTCTATCGCTAAGTTCTTTACTCACAGCTATAACCAATCTGGCTTACTTATGCAGACCGATGCAGTAGCCCTAGATTATGCTAAAGCCTTTATTGCTTCTCGCAAAGATACTTCTAGCCGAGTCGATGAATTGACCTTGGATCTACAGCAGGACAATTACACCGCTGGCACTGTGGCTGGTCTATCGCTGGACTTCTTTAGTCCAATCAGCGTAACTACAACACAGCCCAACAACACAACCTTGTCTAAGACAGTGCAGGTCTTTAATATTTCGCACTCAATCACGCCTAATTCATGGAAGACAAGACTGGGCACAGCTGAGCCAATTATCGATGGCTTCATCTTAAACTCGGCATTATACGGTATTCTAGACACTAGCGTTTTAAGTTACTAAGGAGAAAACATGGCAGCAGGACTAGGCTTTAAGACCTTTACCACAGGTGAAGTCTTAAGCGCAGGGGATGTAAATGGCTATCTCATGCAGGGCGTGCTGGTCTTTGCCAGTGCAGCAGCTAGAGATGCCGCTATCACATCTCCACAAGAAGGACAGTACGCGTATCTCAAAGATACAGATGCAACAGTTTATTACAGCGGATCAGCTTGGGTAGCAGCTGGTGCTACTGGGTCAATGACCTCAATCGCAAGCGGAAGTCTTCCAACAGGCTCTGGCACTTTGAGCCTTACATCCATTAGCGGTTCATACACACACTTGCAATTCCACTGCATAGCGTGGAATGGATCAGGTAACAACACACTTATCACTCGATTAAATGGTGATACAGGTGCAAATTATGGTTATGTCAATGAAGGCTTTACGCTTGGAACAGTCAGAACCCAAGGCTTAGTTGGTCAAACTTCAATTAATTTAATTTGTGCAGATTCAGCCGTTAGTGGCAACAACAAAAACATAACAGTCATTAACATTCCATTTTACACAAATGCGACAACAGGCAAAGTTTTAGATTCCATGACAGGATTTTTAGACTCAGGATCAGCACGAGCCTTAGTTAGCACAAATGGTTACTACTACGGCACAAACGCAGCAGTCACACAGTTAGACTTTATTTATGGATCTAACTGGTCTGGTGGCACTTATGTACTTTATGGAGTTAAATAATGAAAATTTATGTCCACAACACTGAAACAGGCGAAGCAGTCGAGCGCGACATGACAGCTGCTGAAGTAAAGCAATGGGAAGCAGATCAAGCAGCCATTGAAGCAGCAGCAACAGAAGCAGCTGCTGCTGCAACAGCCAAAGCTGCACTTCTTAAGAAATTAGGCATAACCGCCGATGAAGCAGCCCTGCTACTTGGATGAAGTTTCAATTAAGTAAAGCTGCTAAGCAACTACGCGAGCAGTTTGATGACACATTCCCAGATCGTGACCGCACATCGGATGGCTGGATCGGTGATACCCGACACGCAGCTCGCCCTAGCGATCATAATCCCGATGTTAATGGCTGGGTTCGTGCCATC